TCATCTTACTAATCAACGCCTGAATCCCGTCCTCAATGTCAATGCCGGGTGCAGGTATGCAGACAATCTCGTTCTCAGCCAAGTCCTCGATGATGCTGCTGCTTCCGTCTTGACCCTGATACTTGGCCGCACCAAGGCGGGGGTCAATAATGCGCTCGTAGATTTCCTCGCCATCCTCAAGCTCTAGGATCAAGTCAACGTAGTCCTTGATGCCGTAGCCAAGCCCCTTGGCTCCCTCGCCAGGAACCCACTTCCCGCCCTTCCACTCAGCCCAATCGCCAATGGTGCTGTCTGGCCACTCGCGGTAAACCCAATACGTGTCCGTCTTGTCCACAGCAATCCAGCAGATAAACCAGTTCTTGCTGCCAGCGGGGTCAATGATGCAGTAGCGCGTCACATCCTTAGTAGGCACTTGGTTCTCGGTGATGACGTTCACCTCTTTGTTAAATTTGGGGAACTTGGTGGCCTGTGACTTTACCGGAACCCCGTAAGCGCGAATCAGAATCTTCTCGCGTGGCTCGTTTCGTAGATCGTTGGCGAGACGCTCGTAACCGCTCCACGGGTTATCCTTAGTGTGTAGGTAATGTATTGAGGCGTTACGCTTCTTGCTCTCTTGAACATACGGAACTAGCTCACCATTAAGCAGTTCTGCCTCGCGGGTTTCCAGCGTCTTGGCCCCGTCTAGGTAGTCCTTAATCACCTCAGTCCATCCGTCAATCGGCGTAAACGTCACCAACATCTTAGCGTTGCGGGTAGCGAGACGGAACCTCAGCGTGCCAATTAACTCGTCACCAAGCAGATATTCGTCCAGCCACACACCTACGTTGTGCCATTGGGGTTCCTTGCAGCCCAACTCCGCACCCTCAAGGATGGTCGGGTTGTTCTGATACTGCGAGTAGGTCTTAAAGATAACCTGGCTCCCATTAGGTAGAATGAAGGATGAATCGGTAAAGCCGTTCTTGCGGGTGAAGCTAATGTAGGTGTTCGTTCCTGTCTGCTTCTTGCGGTATTCTGGTGGCAACCACTTCCAGACCTCGGACTGCTGTTGTCTGACGCTCACCTCGCTGGTCTGGGCAAAGCACATGATGGTGCTATTGGGGTTCTCTACTGCCGCCTTAACCACGAAGTATGCACCCAAGTTGGTCTTGGATGCACGGTTCCCACCAAGGCACAGAATCTCGTCCTTGCCAGCGGCCATCTGCTCCTCGCACTTCTTCCACTGTTCCAGCTTGTAGCCGAAGCGGTAGGGGTCGTCAATGGAGTCACGTATGGCTTGCTCCCGCGCCTGATGCAAGGCGAGCACTTCATCCGGCTCCATCTCTGCAATCTCCTCGTCTGAGGGAATTTCGAGGATTGGATGTTTAGTCCACTCTAGCATCGTTGAATATCTCAATGACCTCGGCCAACATATCTTTTGTTACCCAATCCTTTTCGGCCAAGTGAGACAGAAGCGCAAGAGGGTGGTCTGAGCGTGAGTCGATTACGTGGCCTTGCTTGCTAAGGAGCGGCGAGTGCAGGATGATGTGGTGTCCATCCATTAAAACGTCCTCGCTATAATGGTGGAGCGGCCCGATGTCCTGAGCTTTGATAAGTGTTGTGTCTTTTTTCATAGTTACGCATCCTTGCTCTCCACGACCTCCGCGTCAATAGCATTTTCTGCCTTTTTCGCCAGCACCCGCGCTTTAGCCTCGCGAATCATCTCCGCCGCCTCCTCAATGCTCTTGCCGCTGCGATGCTCAACCACAGTGTTGGCTTGCCCACTCAGCGTCAACGCCTTGTCCTGCAAGATACCAGCCGTCATAGCCAGCTTGTCGGGGCTGATCTTCTTGAGCATATCGGGGTCTTGCGCTGCATACTCAGACCACTCAAATATGCGATCCATGTATTCCTGCGCCCCCATCGCATACCTCACAGCAGCCACCTTCTGCTGTTGGTCAAACGTGGTTTTGTGATCTGTCATCAGGCGGCGGCACGTCTCATGCCCCACCTGCGTCACGCGGTTGACCTCGCGCAAGGAATGACCCTCCGCCAGCATCCATAGTGCTTTAGCCGCTACGTGCGGCCTAGTGTTCTCCAAACAGTTCGGAGCAAGCTCCTTCCCGCGCTCCTTGATGTCAGCAAGAAACTTGGACATAGCCTCTTTATTGGCTAGTTCTTCCTTGGGCTCGTCCATGTTGTCAATCTATCTGCCAACCGCGATAGGTCAAGCCTATTTCGCTTTACGCAGCATCTCTATCTTGCGTAGGTCGTGGCCGTTAATCAGCCCCTTCTGGCGGTAAGTGTTCAGCACCGCGTCTGGGTTCTCGCTGCGCTGCATACGATCCCAAATCCACCTCGCCCGTGTGCCATCTCTGGAATTGAGGCCGCGGATCATTTTCTCTCTAGTGCTGATGTTCAGCAGTTCGTCACGCTTCTGCTGCTTATGATGCTCAACCAGAGACTTGGCTAGTTGCGGGTCTTGACTACTGATTTCATAAACCTGCTTGATGAATGACTTCTCCCCATCATTCATCATCTCAAGGTATTTCTCGCCAACGTTAATGCGTGGGTCTTTGGGTAGACCTTGAAGCACGCCATCGTAGGCGTTAAGAGCTTTCTCGCCACCCACCCCACTGTCGCGCAGCTTTTGTAGAATCTCATCCTCAGTCAGCCCCAGCACCTTCATATTGGCCGTATGCTTGATAAGTGCCTGAAAGTTCTGCTGGAAGTCCTGGTCGGCCTTGGCAAACTCTTGGTCGTATTGCCCCTTGTCAATCTCCCCCTTCTCCAGCCTCGCCCTAGCGCGAGCCACTGAGCGTGATGACTGATCCCAACGTTCTTTGATCGGGCGCACCCTAAAGCCGTATGCCTCATCCAGCTCGGACTCGTATGTTCTAATGCCTGCCATGCGTCTGATTGAGTCGGCGGGGTCTGCGGTTTTTTGACGCTCCATCTCACGGATAAAGCCTGGTTCCGCAACCCTGTCCCAGAACGCCCTTCCAAATGACTCCATATATTGAACCGCGCTGCCCGACTCGGACGCGCTAATCAGATCACCAGTGTCTAGGTTTCTGTTGGACACGCCCTCAATCACGGCTTGCAAGGCAAATGAACCTTCTGGCTTGAGGTTCTTGAATACAGTCCCAGCAAATTCCTTCATGGATTCGCTTTTGCTGCCACCGTTTATGGCGGCTAGGAACGGGGCCACCACTTGAACCTGTGGAATGATGTAGCTGGAGTCAGCATATTTCACTTTGCCGTTCTCCTTGTCGAACACATACCCAACGGTAGAGCCGGAAACATACTCTGGCAGGCCACTCTCCTTGATGGCCTGATCCTCGCGCTCATTTGCTGTTTTGCGGTTGAAGTATGTCAGTCCACCAGCGGCAGATCCAAGCACAGTTGTCATGGCTGCGGCACGGAGCACACCCTCTTTCCTCAAAGCAGAGGCACTGACCTCAACGCCGAACTCGTCTGCAAGTTCTTGGGCGAGTTCACCACTCAGCATTTTCTTGGTGATAACGCCTTGGTTCCATTGGTTGCGAAACACCTCAAGATAGAATGACGCAAACTGCGGGATAGCACCAAGCCTCGATGCTTTCCGCAAGTCTTTGTTGAGGAAGTCGTAGTTCTGGTATGTATCGTTGGTCATCCTTGCGGCAACGTCAGCAATCTTGTCGTCCAGTTCGGCGGCTGCTGGGCCAATCGCCTTGCGGAGAATGTGCATGTGGTTTTCCCACACAACGTAGCGTCCAGTAATATCGGCAGCACTAAACGCCTTGCCAACTGGCGACACCGCTTTTTGGAAAAGACCACCTATCGGGCCCTGCTTGGTTCCTGCCTCAATGTCAGAGAACACCACGCCTGGCGGGAGGATGCCGCGCTCCTTGGCTTTTTTCATCATGGTCAGGTCATCACCCCCCATGGCGTGCGCCCACTTTTTAATCAGCGGCAGCTTGCCAATCCTAGAATCAGCGAACTGAGAGACGGCCATTTTCAATCCACCCTTCAATCCACGGAACGGATTGTGCGCCATGCCAGCCATGTTGGCCACGTTACCCCACACCTGCGGCGCATAGGACACCGGGTTGAACACCACCTTGGATGCCTTACCAGCCGACACGAATGTGTTCCACATGTCCTCTGCCGAGCTGTAAGCGGAACCATCTGTGTCCATTCCATAGATGGTGTTGATGTGTTCTTGCAGTTCCTTACTGCCGTAGAGCTCCTTGCCCTCTACCGAAGCAATGCCGCGCCGTAGTTTGATCGGCACATCACCTGCCTCGGCCACCTCCTTGAGCAGTCCACTGTCCAACATGCTCTTGGCTGTGACGGCATCGCCAGTGTCGTAGGCTACAAGGCGGGACAGCTTGGACATAGTTGCCGCCATCTTCTCACCTGGCTCCAGATACTCGCCTAGATATGCCCGAAGCTCTGGAAGAAGGTCTTGCTTCTCCTTGAGGATGCCGCTGTTGGATGACGTAATGTATTCATAAGCCTCATCAGGACTTCCAGCTTTCCTTGACTCCAGTTCAGCCAAGTAGTTCTTGGCCTTCTTTTCGGTCATGCCGCCGTTCTTCATCAAGGCCTTGATAGCCCTGGCCCTTACTACCTTGTCCGGCTTGTAGTGGGCATCCTCGAAAAATCTATATGAAGTTGTCAGGTAGTCACCCGTGTTGGCCTGAGATTCAATCTCCTTCAGCAAGCCCTCCGACAAAACTCGCTGTCCAGTTTCGTGGTTGTGCAGCAACTCTTTTTGATAGTCCCTGACCCACTTTTTGTAGGCAGACACGTTGTCTTCAAGACCCTTAAACTCAACGGGCAAGTCCTTCCGGTTCCCGCTCAGATAATCGAACAAGCCCTCGCTTGCAACTTCTGGATTCTTAGACTTTTTGATTGCCGTCTGAACCTGCGAGCCGATTAGCGCACCAGTTTCCTTACCAGCACTAGCGCGATCACTTGCACCTCGCATCGCCCAGAACGCTTTCTCGCCCACGCCCCTTCGTGGCAACCCTCTCCCCACCGCGCTGTATAGCTCAAAGGAGTTATTGTCCAACACGCTGCCTGCCATGTTGGCGAGAGCAACCGCATCTGGGTCGCCGTCAATAATCATGCGGTCAATCTCTGCCGCGTTCTTGTCTTTGATTCTGCGAAACACTCTGGCAATCTGTTTGTTCCCGTAGCCCATCATCGCGCCCAAACCAAGACCGCCAGCAGCAGCCATCTTGAGCTGGTCAGAATCTGGAAGCTCGCCTGTGTCCACATAGTTTTCAATAGCCACTGCGGTTGGGGCCATTGCTCCACCCATCACAGCGGTAGACACCACCGGGCTTTGAGCTGCCTTTTCGCTCAGATCCGTAAGAGCCTTCGGCCCTCGCTTGACCTTGGTTCCTGGCACAAAGTTAAGAAGCGTGTCAGCAATCATCCTTCCGATGGACAACTTCTTCTTGCCTTCGATCTTCTGGGACGCGTAGGAACCCATGATCCCCCCAGCAATCGCACCAGTCGAATATGTCGCTGCTGCCGCCCACGGGTTTTTGACCTTGGTTGCCAGTCGGGTTCCGAGAGCTTTGACACCTTCAGCGGTTGCTGCCTCTGTCACCATACCCGCAATGACCCTAGCTACTGCTGTGTTTGCTGAGTCTCCACCTTCGGCCTCAATCTGCTCGTCCGTCTTGACCTTCTCGGTTGCATAATCCAATGAAAGTCCGAAAGACTGTTGAGCTGATTCACCGATGGGCGTTGCCGCCAGCCCCTTTACCGCGCCTCCAGTTACCGGATTTTCCAGCAACCCCCTGACACCACCCACCAATCTAGACATGGCCTTCCCTGTATCCGCTGCCTCCTGAGAGGGTGGCAGGTTTGGGAAGGGCCGCTTCTGTGGCCCGATGTAATTCTGCAATATGGTCGTTGGGTCGGCCCCATCATCTAGCGCAGACCTAATGCTTTTGATGCTCTTGCCAAGCTCGGCAGCAATCCTTTCGTGCGGAACCCCAGACCGATGAAGCTCAACAACCTTCTCTGGTTTCAGCCTCATATTTTATTGATTGTATAGACTTGGCCGATCACGCGGCGGCAGCACCATACCAGCTGGCGCACTAGGGTTTCCAGGCTGCGGTAATGTGATTTCGTCTGGATTCGGAAACATGTTTTTCAAATCTTCCATGGTTGAAACCTTGAACAGTAGACCACCCACATTGAGGGCATTGAGCTTGGCAAGTGCCTCCTCGTCCCTGCCCTGAATCCTGAGTTTTGCAATCTCCTTGAATGCTTTCTCCTTGGTTTCAAGGTTTTTCTCAAAAGATGTGTCACCGTCTAATTCTTTTCCGAATGAAGGACTGCCATCACCATCTTTACCATCAAACAGACTCTTGAGGGATTCGGTTAAGTTCTTGAACAAGCTGTCGGACTTCTTGTCCATCTTCGGTTTTCCAATCTTCTCGCCAGTGAACGGGTCGTAGGTGTTGCCCTCATAGTCCGTGAAGTTGCCCGTGGACTTGTCAAAAACACCTGGCACTTCCTTGCCGTCCACAACGATGCTAGACTTCTGCAAATCCTTGGGGCGAAGCTCTGGGTTTTGTAGGGCGGCAATCTGAGCGGCCATCATTTCTGCCTTCATGTCTAGTTCTCGCTCGCTCAGATCAAGCCTTCTGTCTTGTCTGCGGCCAGCCATTCCGGTCAGACCAATGTTCAGCCTCTCTGTGATGGACTCGGCTACTGCAAGCCTGTCACGGCGAGAGAGGTCTGGGCTGGCGAGTGCTGCCAACGCCTCGTCTGCTTGAGGCTTCAGTTCTGGAATCAACTCACCAATAGACTTGGCTACCTGCTCGGACTTCTTGATGAACTTTTCCTCCTCTCCACGCTGCTTGATAACGTCACCAATCTGTGCGCCCATGTTGGCAAGTGCCTGACCCTGAATCATGCCAGCATTAGCAAAGCCACTGTAATCCGCTTGCATCAAGCGGGGGTCGATGCTTTCTCCTAGTCGTCCTCCTTTTCCGTATGGCATGGTATTAAAGTTTTGAGTAATCAACAGCAAGGTAGCCGCTTTCTGTTTGCACCACGGCATTTGGCTGGATGCGCTCAACATCCTGCGCCATCACGCCGCGATACTTCTGTTTGTCGCCGTGGTAGCGGTATGTGTAAATCGGGATGCCGGTCTTGGTGGTTTCACCAGTTGGTGCAATGTCGGTTTTCAGTGATATGTCAGACATAGCGATCCCCTTACCAATAGAACCAAGCGCACCAAAAATGCCAGAAGCCCAACCTGATTGCGCCTGCGCTCCTGCTGCGGCTGCATTGGTTTGTTGTGCGCGTTGAGCCATGCCCACGTTCACACCAACATCCGGGTTAATCATCTGCGGGGTAGCCGAGCCAATCGCACCCAGACCCATGCCGAGTTGCTGTTGGCCTGCCTGATAAGATAGGGGTGCGCTACCCAACGCCATCAAACCGGGCTGGGTGTAGAACTCCTGAGCCTGACCAAATGCTCTGTTGCGTGCTTGTGCTGCCTCGGCGCGTTTTTGCCCCAGGATGCCTTCTCGGTTGAGAATCTCGCTGGCTACAGCCTCGTTGCCCATCAACCTACCACGGGACGCGTATGCTTCACGTGCGGTCTGTTCTGCCATGCGCTGCTCTTGCGGGGTAAGCTGGCGAGCCGCTTGGGTTGCCCGAGCCGCCTCTGCTGCCGAAGCCTCGACTTGGGCCTGCGCCTCTGGCGACAATGTTTGTGCAAACCCACGGAACTGCGGGGCCATGCCCATCATGGATGCCAAGTCAGCCTCGCGTGCAGCTGCAAGGTTCCGTGATGTCTCTTGCTGTGACAGACGACCCAAGCCAAACAAACCCATCTGGTCATCCGTGCCGCGCAGGAATGTGCTTACGTCACCAAGGTTGAGGCCCAAGAACTGAGGACGATACTCGCGCTCGGACGAGATCACATCAGGCAGAACCTTCTGGTAGCCACTAACGTATTGCCGTATGTCTTTCTCAATGTCCACCTTCGGGACACTGGGGGTTTTAGGTTTGGAGAATAAGCTGCCCATTACAGTTGATAGTATAGTTTTTCTGTCGGAATTACGCGAACACGCTCATCCCTACGAAACTCACGGGCATAAGCGGTGTGGTCAACAAGCTCAACAAGCTGCTCAAGCGCGGCAACAGGGTCGCCAACGCAAAGAACCACAAAGATGCAATCTGCATCCTCATACGCCACTGGCGTAGTCGGTTCCTGTGTCTTGCTAAAGTAGCCCATTAAGAATGTGTTTGGTAGTGAGATGACTGCTCCGTTTTCCTGCATCCATGTTACGGCTGCATCGAAGTTGTCGCCTTGTTGTTTTTGTTCGTGTAGATTTGTGTAAAGCCGCTTGGCCTCAGTGTAGGGTGTATTGTGCATTACCCGACACGCTGGATTTCAAGCTCTGCATATACCTCGGTGGTGATGCTGCCAGCCTTTCCGAACACGCCAGTGGTATTGGTATAGTGCTGCAACTCAATAGCCGATGATGTGCCAATGGTAAACCTGCCGATCAGCAGCGCGTGGTGGGTCATCGCATCTAGCGGCGTTTCGTGGCTCGCGCCAATAATCAGCGTTGTTGAGCCAGTGGTGTCGCGAAGTCTAAGTTGGTGTTTTGCTACGCTGGTGCCGTTACCCTTGCCGTATGGTGCGTGGGCATACACTTGGTATGTTCCAGCGGGTAGCGTCACTTGGTTGCTGCTAAGGCTCGCGCCAGAAATCGTGTTGGTGGACTCGGTGTTTAGCACGCGGGTTCTCCACGCACCGCTGGTAAATGTGCCTCCACCTGTGCCGCTGGTTTGCTCCTCTCGCACATGGACGTAGCCGTTGCCGATAAATCGGTCAACGTATGCCTTAATGGACTGCTGGGTGGCCAGAGATGTGGCAGAATCTGAGGACATGGTGTCCTCGTCCAAAATCGAAACCTCTGCGGGAACCGTGGCACCGCCGCTGACATTACCAATCACGGTCATGTCGCTGAGATACTGAATCTTGGCAAAGGTCACGCCATCGGAAGCACCAGTAGAACTGGCAATCTTGGCTGTGGTCACGGCACTTGCCCCGATCTTGCCCGTGGTAATACCGCTATCCTTGACCTGCAAGCGGCCAGAGCCGTTTACCTCAAGTGTGCTGTTGTCGGTAGTGCCAGAAGCACCCGCCACAAAAGTCGCAGCATCAACCAAGTTATTGAGCTTGGTGTGCGTTACATCATCGCCGTCAGCGAATGTTTGTCCCTTAGAGAGAACTGCCATTTTAGTATTGAGTCAGAGTTTGCCTGTTGGTGGTATCGGCATCCATCTTGACAGATGTGATTTTAGGTCTGCCAAGTGAAACCAATCCTACTTGTTTGTTCTTAATTGTCAACGTGCCGTAGATGCCACGTGGGTTTCCAAGCCTGAACCTAAAGTTGCCAGTCTCGTCAGCATCGAGCTGACCAGGTAGGCCGATGGACGTATCCAGCAAGGTTTCAACGTCAGTCACCTTGTAGTCCGTGGTGTCGGGATCTTCTGAAGCAAAGCGGAAATCTACGTTGCTGGCGTTGTCCCTAGACGAGCGCATCTGCACTTGACCAGTCTTGAACTTCTTGCGGTCTAGGTTATTAAAGCCATATCCGCGAGTGGTGAGCTGATAATCAATGCCTGTTTGCGAGGACTCGCCAGTAACACTCAAAGAATAAATGTCACGCGCCTCATCAGTATCATCGCACAGATGCAAGCCGCCTTCGGAGTTGATGATATACAGGTTGTTGCGCTCCTCGTCTTGAGCGATAATAAAGTTGTCCACAAAGAAGTCCCCCGAACCGTAGGTGTCGATGCTCTCCCATCCTTGGTTGAGCATATTGTAGATCAGAACAGTGTTGTTGCCCTTGGCATCATTAGCACCAACAGAAGAATCCAGTGGTATCGCAATGTAGTAGCGGTTATTGAAATATGTCGCCACTGAATCCTGAGCTCGCGCCTTGTTGATTCTGTCAATATACGGCTGAATTTTCTCGCTAAGTGGACGCTCAACGCCACGAAGGTTGTATTCATCTTGGAACGCCAAGCCGTATACACCATTATCGGAAAGGAAAAAGATATTGTTACCTTGTGAAACAATGCTTTTGCGTGCCAAACACCCGACCTCGCGGGTAAGTTCTCGCACAGTTGTATCGCTCAACGAGCCTTGTGTTCCCTTAATCAAGTGCAAGCTGTTGCGGTTGAACACAACCATGTTGTCATCATAGAACGGGTGCATACCAACCAAGTAGTCAGCAGTCCCAGCCGTAATGCGGAACTGAGCCGAGATAGAATCAAACGTGTTTCCGTCCAGAATGTCGCTCGCACAAATCTCGTCACGAATTTGTTTGTCGGTGTATGTCGGGCTGGTTCCCGTGCCGACTGGCGTGTAGTAGTATGGACACCACAACCTGCGCTGGAAGTAAACAGCCCAAGGCGGGGCTGGCATATGGAGAAAGCCGCCATTTACGCTGACATTGCCGCTGAACTCAATATCCTCGCTGGCTGAGCCAGTTCCGTAGGTAATGTCGGCGACAGGGGCGTAGAAATAAATATCGGTGGTAGTGGCTTCGACCACAGCGTATCTACCACCAACAAGCGGCTGTAGTTCAGTGACGTTGGTAAAATCAACCGTAATGTAATCGCCTGCCTTAATGGTGTTGTTGCCAGACACATTGAACCGAACCAAGTTTGCGCTGACTCCGTAGTGCGCCCCGGTGATGCGAAACGCCTGCGGCTGAGTGTATGTGCCAGCAGCCACCAACGAGAAGCCAGCAGATGTGGCCTTGCCAGTATAGGATGTGTAGGTTTCATCGCCGCCACCAGCAGCAATTACATATTGAAAATTGTTCTCATCAACAATCGTGGTGACTGTGTGCGTGCCGTTTGGATCGGTCGTGGCAAAAGTAATATCTTCCGTAGTCACGGTGTCACCAGCCGTAAATCCATGATCCTTCAGGGTGATCTCTACGATACCGCTTGCGCTGGTGTAGTCTGCTGCCTCTACGTTGCGACCATTGGGAATAAACTCCCATGCACGGCTTCCGTTTCTGAATAGGTAGACGCGGTCAAATGCCTGAATCAAATCAACGCTACCACTCAAAGAGCCGGTAGTAGGATATGGAATGCTCGTAATTGAGTAATCCGAAAGAGCAACCTTCTTGCAGTCACCGTTGGTAGCCAAGAATACGCTCTCCTCAGAATTGTTGGCTGGGTCGCTGAACACACAGCTCCCGTTGATCTGGCTTACCGCACCGCTGTCAATGGTCGTGGCAACAATGCCATACGTGCCATCAGGGGTCAGGCTCTCGTCCACACCAGTATGTGCAAACGTCAACGTATCCGCGTCAACGTAAGTCATCTCATAGGAACCAGCAACCACATCGTCAGTCCCTGCAAGCGGAACCGTGGCATTGTCTGGATCACCAAGCGTAATGTGACCGACAAACCCAGCATCAAGGTTATGCCCAGATGCCAAGTTGATCGTCACCACATTGCTCGACCGACTCGCCGTGCTAATGGCAATGGGTGTAGAAATAACCCCGAAGTTCACCTCAAGCGGAAGGTCGCTTGTGGACAACGCTCCGCTTTTTAAGGTAATGCCCCTGCGCGGTTGCCAATACCCGTCAATGCGACCATTCTGGCTCAGGACAACCTCACCAGGCTTTAACTGGTTGGGTTGCTCTCGCTGGTTAATCCCGATGAAACCAGTGTCACCATCGACAAGCGGTTGATCGTCAAGACTACCGTATGAACGGTATTTTGACATCGGGCTTATTTGTAGGCAATAACCACACCGCTCGCCACGTGAATCGTGGTAAACTCACCAAACAAGGTGGTTCCAGCAAGGTGGGTAATACCCTCTAGGTTGGCGATGGTGCTGATCGGGCCGTTGTTTCCAGTAACCAAGTCGGTGAAAACAGCATCGTTCACAATCTGGATGACGCGCCACTTACCAGTGGTCGAACCTTCCGTTGATGTGAGTGCGTCTCCTCCCGCCTGGCCTTGAAGCTGATATGAGTCTCCTCTAGACATGGCAGACAATTAACACGCATCGCACCCTAATGTCAACCCGTCCACTAAGGATTAGAGATTCCACCCTTCATACCGGCCCCGTCCGTTGGGCGGGGAAGCCTCGTTAAGGCACTCCAGAAACCCGCTGTCCAACAAGGCCCACGCCCCGGCGTTCAAATCCAAGGCGCATTCACCGCACACAAAGTCGTGCAAATCGCAGTCGTATAGTGCCTCACGAAGAAAGAGCTTGTCGCGGCAACAGTCGCAGCGAACCACACTCCC